GCCATCCGAAACGGCATGACCAATAACGAGCTTTATGTCTTGGTCCAGGTGTATCACAATTATGTCTTGCACGAAATGATTTACGACGTTGTGGGTCGGACTTCTTTATTTTCATTGTTTTTTTACCACCTGTTCCCAAGTGACCAAAGTTTACTTTTACAACATTACCCTTTGGATTTTTTACATATACCGAAAATTTCTTTGGACCAGATGGTGTTCTAAAAGGTTTACCGAGAGAAACTTTACGTCCACGATATTCGGCTTCACCGAGAAAATCTTTGCCTTCTTGGATTGCAAAAGTTATCTCTACAATTTTACCACATTCGTTTGTTTTATAAGATTCCAAACGATACTCCGGATTTTGAATTGTAACTGATTCATTACGATACCCACCACCGGCAGCCTTATAAGCTTTAACAAGTGCAGCCGAGGCATAAGCACTCGGCCATACTTTGTATTTTTTCTTTATACGTGACTTTACACTATTGTATAAACTCTTATTTGTAGGTACAGCACGTTCTATAACAATAGATTCCATTATTAAACCACCTTGTCTGTGATAGATGATACACTTACATCAGTTGGAGTAGATCCACCTTTTCTTGAAAACTTCTCAGCTGTTGCAACACCAAGACCAACCACGATGATATACATTAAACCTTCAAAAATAAACTCTGTTATTTGAAGACCCCAAAAAAGATTTGCTGCCCATGTTACTAACATAGCACCAACACATAAAAAAGTTACTACTCTTTTAGAAGATACTGAACCGTCTACGTCTGAAATCATCGAGGATAATCCCGATTTAAGTTGCTCCATCATTTGTGTTCTCCAATTTCTGAATAAAATCTTCACGAAACTTTTGAAACTCCTCTTCAATTTTTTTTAAGAGTTCTTCTTTTGATGTATTCACATCCCATTTTTCTACGTCACCGAATGAATTTACAAATTCGGCTTTTGATAACTCTTCGGCTATTAGATTTTTATCTCTCTCGGCTTCCGCCAACCATGCCAAAGCATTCTTTTTCATTCTTTCGTTTTCGTACTCTTTATACTTTCCTTGTATCTTTAACTTGTGTTCCATTTTCAAAACACAATCAAAACACATTCCATGTATTGCCTTCATCTTTTCATCTAATCGTTTTGGCAATGTACACAAACAAGTTTCGTTAGGACAATTTGGAAAAGAATTTAAATATTCATGTAACTCTTGTTGCCAAACTGTTCCGAGCTTCATAGCATATCCGTCTTTTTGTTCCCACTCATTTCCAGCTGAATCGAACCACTTTTCTCCAACTTGCCTCGTTACCTTTGGCTCTTCTTTTGGGACATACCCGACTTGAAGTTTATTTTGTGAATCGTGATTTCCAGACAATAAGTTTTCAACGTCTTTTATACTATCAATTTTTATATCCGCCATATACCACCAAATTAAATGAAACTATATTCTATAAATATTAACCGAATTTAAAATAACCAAGTAATTGGTTCACGGGTGCAAATGCACCTGTTAATTTATATGCCTTACCGTTGAAGTTAAATACTATACCTTCAAGTGGAACTATTGAATCCATTCCACCGGCAGCCTTAATACGTGAAAGTTGTGTTTTCAAAACTTTCAAGTCATTTACGTCTGTTGAATTTGAAAGTGTTTGAACAGCATCCTCAACGTCTTTCCGTATCTTTTGTGTTGTTTTCTCTGGATTAAGTGCCATTACATCACTAACATTTTTAAGAACTTCCGCACCAAATTTCAAAACAAGAAGTTCAAACGGTTTAATATTTTTCTTTTGTTGGTCTTGAAGTTTTGTCTTATCAACTTCTTTTGCCCAACCTAAGAGTTCTTCGTTCGAAATGTTTGTAGTATTCAAGGCAAATGATTTATCATAAAATGCCCATCTTTTTACAAGACCTTCCATTGTTTTTTCATCAACCGCAACATTTAATCTCTTTGCGTTAGTCTTAATATATTTTTCCCACCAACGTTGATGCCACATACCAAGAGTATCAGAATCTTTACAATTCATTTGATTTTGAAGTTTAGTAAGTTCATCTGTAAAATATTGGAGTTTTTGTTTGAAATCCTTAGATTTTCCAATCGTAAGTTTCTTTGGTTTGGAAATACTAAATGTCTTTTGTGTTTCAGCATTTACTTGTTTAATCATACCGGCAAGAATATTTGCATACTCTGGATAATCTTTTGTTTTCACTCCATCTGCATTGTACAAAGAACTTCCGTGAAAAACAATATAAGCACCGTCATAATTTATAACGTTTGCACTTTCAGGGTACATGACTTCAAGATTCATCCAAACAGTTCCATTTTTGAAAATCATCAACTGTTGTTTTTCAGTTAGATTTTGGACGGCTTGTTCTAAATCTTTAAACGCGTATGTAAATGCACGTTCGATTTCACCACGACCTTCAAACTTTGTTTTTATAGATTTGTAATCCATACCGCCATTTTTGATGTCACCTTTATTTCTAGCGGCGTATAAATTACCCTTTTTAAAGGTTACAAACAAATTTTGACCATCTAACTTTTCAGATGGTGCTCCTGTTGTTGTTATTTCACCAGAGAGACCAAGACGGAACATTTCTTTCATGTCACCGAACGTAAGTCCCATATCTTCAAACGGGTGTGTCATGTGACCAGCAACTCCACCCTCTGTGATAATAGTTTCTTCTTTTAAGACTTCTTCAAAAACTTTATCCCAAAATTCTCTCTTTACAACTGGAAGAGATTGTAAATCTTTTTCTTCATTTTCTGGTAATAAATTTACACCATACTTTCTACCAAGAGCAATGATAGGTGGTATTAAAAATTCACTACCAGGTATAGGTGCTATAGCAATGGCACCAAGTCCCATGACCTTTGCAATATCTCTTAGTTGAGTAACTATCGTCTCACGTTCTTGTTGAGTGAGAGATTTTGTTTTCATGTACTTTCTGAAAATAGGAATCAAATCTTTTGTATCACTATATTCTTTCTTGATGATATTCAAGAATTTCTTAGATTGTTCCGCAGACATACTATTTAGGTTTGTAACCCAATTACCGATTGATTCTTTTAAATTGCCGCGGTTTGTATTCATCTTACCAATTATCATATTGAAAATATCCGCGTCGAACCAACCCATTATGTCTTTAAATCTTTGTTTTAATTCGGATAACTTTGCTTCTCTATCACCAAGTGCTTTACGGATGTTTGTTCCTGACATTTCTCCGAAACTTGGAATGTTGTAAGAAATATGCGGAGCATAAACATAATAGGCATAGGGATTGTTTATGTCTTTATAAGGAATTGCAGTTGTCTTATTATACTTCATAAGACGTTTATATCCAGATAATCTACCCGAATCCTTTTCACCAATCATGTAAACGATAACCGTTTTCTGTGGGTCAAATTTTTCAAGTAATTCTTGTGGATTGTAAGGACTAACAACTTTTACAACGTTTTTAATACCGTGTTTATTTATGATTTTCTTCTTTTCTGCAAAAGAAAAAGGAGACCGTTGAGGGTCTGTTTTATCGGATGTAACAATGTATGTATTCTTTTCACCGAATTGTTTAGCCAACCAATCGTAAGCAGCTTTGTGATGTCTGCCCATCGGTTGAAACCTACCAGGATAAATTGCAATAATAGTCTTATCACCCAAATCCTCCTCAGAAAAGAGTTGAAGTTTTAATTCATTTACTATTTGTTCTACGAGTTTAATCATATATCATCGGGTTTAGTTGGCCAAGAAATATTTTTTGGATCTGGTTGATTTGTTATATCTCTTAGCTCCTGACGATAGGTCTGCCATTGCAGTTTTTGTTCATTGGTAAGATTAACATCGGATAATTGTGTCCAATCAGATTCTAATAAAAGTTGTTGACGTTCTATTCGAATTGATTCCCACATTTGTGTATTTTCTTCATTTATTTCTGATTCTGTTTTTGTCCTTACTTGTTCGTATTGAACTACTTCATTTCCTTCAATAACAAAAGATTGACCTGTAACTATGTCATTATCTGTTTTCGTTGCAGATACAACACGAACAGGAAACCATCCGTAAGAACGTAAACGTTCATCATCTAATAAATAAAAATTTGAAACATCCGCCCAATTTTGAGGAAGAGTTCTTGGGTAGCCTTTTACTTCACCATTTTCAACTTGTATGTAATCCACATCAATTCCTCATAAACAAAAAAGAGACATA